GGTTTTACTAGCTTTCGTTGATTGGATATTGCTAATGCTTGATTCAGCACTCGCTACACGGCTTGTCAAGGCGTTACGTGCCTGAGCTTCCGCTTTATCAGCATTCGCTCTAGCGGTCTTTTCCTCTTGTAAACCTGCAATGGCTTGATCTGCTTTTGCCATTACTGCAGTGATAAGCTGTGCTTGTTGTGCGTCAGTTTGTTGTAACTGAGTTACAGCAGTACCACGAGCTTTCGCCTCATCTTGAATTTTCTTCGTCAAGCTAGCACTTTCTGCCTGAATAGCTTTTGTGCGATTGTTCGTCTCGGCGGTAATTGCAGCAGTACGTGCTTTCGCTTCGTCCTGTAATGCTTTTACTCTTGCTTGAGTTTCCGTCAAGAGTTGAGCTAACGCATTTGCTACTGCACCTTGTCTTTGTTGGCTTTCTTCCCCTACCGCCTCGTCAATATCTGCTTTGAGCGATTCAATCAGCGATTTACCTAAGTGCGACTGAGTGATTTTACCCTCAAGCGCATTAACAAGATTTTCCGTATTATGATCGGCCTCACCAAATACGCCATCGGTAAATTCGCCTTTGTTGCCCACTTTGTCGCCGCAACGAGCGAAAAAGTAGTAACTTTCATTCAGGCTTACGCCGTTGATTGTGTAATTGTTTTGCGGATACGGCAAAGTCGCCACTTTAACCGCTTTAGATACGTCATTTTCAGACGCTCGCCAAATCTCTGTATAATTACCTACTGTCGCCGTTTTCGGCAAATCCCAATCTAATTCAATCGCAAATAATAACGATTTGGTGACAAAACGAGGGATTTTTAAATTAATCTCAAACGTACGAGTAATCGGATCGGATAATTGTCCTCTCTCATTCTTGGCACGAATTTCAACCGTGTAAGAGCCGTCAGGCAAGTTTGAAAACGTGAGCTTAGTATCGGTCACATCAACCAACTGTCGATATAGTTCGCCGTTGCGATATAACTTAACTTGATACTTGACGGCCGTCGTTGTGTTAGCCGCATAATCAAATGTAATTTCTACGCCGTTTTCAGAGAGTGACACGTCAGCGTTGCTGACTTTTTGCAATCCACCACTTAACAAACTCGTTGATACTGGTTCAAATGATGCGCCGTTATCCACAATCGCTTCTTTCTGCGGCTCGTGTTGCAATGCGGTGATTGTATACGCGCCATCATCTTCGGTGATCGTCATACAACGATATAAGCGAGATGTCACCTTTTGGCTTGAGATAGAGTACACATCATATTCTTTTAAGCCAGCCGGAGCAGTTTCAAGCGTAAGCTTCGTACCGTTTTCAATTTTGCTAATTTTGATTGAGGCGTGCTTCGCTTCGGCGTTGATATAACTAAAATAGCTATTTGCCGGTAGCGTAATTTCGCGATCGACGGTTACCACTTTGCCACTTACCGACAACACACGTCCGCCAAGATTTGTACCAGCAAAATGGTTATCAGTAACTCGGATGACATCACCCGGAATGTGCATCAAGCCTTCTGAGCCGACACTAAAGGTTACCGTTTCCGTTTCGAGCTTTTCTGTTTCTAAAATCCATCGACCGGTACGGTACGCTTGACCACGGCTCGTACAACCAAAAGCGGTCACTTTTAGAAGATTAAAGCCATTTTTGCGAATTAAGTCGTTATCCGAAACATACTCAATCGCCGACTGATAAGCGTTGTCTTTGTCTTGATACTCAACTTGAATCGCATTGTGGCGAGATTTTTTAGCCGAATACTGGCGAGAGAACTCGCCGTTAATTACGTTAGCGTTGGTGTACGTCCAAACCGGATCAGCCGGTCGGTCAATGATAAATGTCATTTCCGTACCATTCCATACTGGCATAGCACGAAAGATGGAACAAAAATCAGAGATAACATCGTACGCCTTGCGTTGTCGACTTTCCCAAATGTTACACGTAAAACGAGGCTCAGTGTTGCCGTATCCGTCAGGTACAAGCTGATCGCAATATTGAGCAATAGAATACAAAGTCCACTTGTCTACGCTGAAGTCACCTAAATTTTCCCACGGCCCATAACGCTTATGCGTTAAGACATCAAGCAATATCCATGCTGGATTATTCGTCCACGCAATTTTAAAAGTACCATCCCACAAACCGGTATATTTACGAGTCATCGGATCGTAATTACTTGGTACTTTTACTTTAATTCCGTACACATCGTAGGTTCTTGTTGGGATATTGCTATGTGTTTCGGAGTCAAATTTCAGACCGACATAAGCAGTATTTGGATAAGCAAAATCTGTGTCGATGATCTCGGTGTAGCTCGCCCACACAGTTTTATTCTGTAAGCGTTGAGTAGATGAATCTGAGGTCACTCGCTCAACTTTGATATTGAATGGCACGGGTGGCAAATTATCCACAACCAATGCACGAAAATACTGTGAGCTATATTTGCCGTTGATATTTAAATTGTAAGTTGCATTGCCAACCGTAATTTTAAAATCTACCGACGCACCGTTTGTGTCACCATTGTCCTCTTGTCTAAAGAGCGACTGAACACCAAGCGTTAAACGTAACCGTGTGACGTTTGCATCAGTCACAGTGCGCGTAAGCGGCGTCGTTTTCTTAACTTCTGTGCTAACTGCAATTTCTTTTTCAGTCGTGTCAAAATCTGACATAACGTCCTGATCTTGCGTACCTGTTCTACCTTCGACTTGTACATTGTTGAAATTGTATGAGCCATCCGCATTCTGAACCGGAGTGTTGTCAAGATAAACTGATTTCAAGCCATCAACTAAACCGCCAATCTCACCTTCAGAAATCAATTCAAGAATTTTTACTCTTTGCGCACTACGACCTGATTCCGGCGCCTCAACCGGGGTATGCGCACTTCCTCCTGAGCTTCCACCCATGATTACTCCTTATTTTAGATATAAAAAAACCGCTCATGACGAGCGGTCTTATTTATTAAATCTAGATTGTCGTTTTTTCTTTTCGATTTCTTCTTTCTGCGTTTCAGCGTCATATGTTTCTACGCCTTGCGAAAAAATCATTGATCCGCACCTAACATGCCCGTATGCCAACGGCACAACTTGACCTTGCGCTACACGGTTTTGTAAATTGCCGAACGCTGTTGAAGATTTTTTATCAATCTCATTACTTCCAGTATTCATGGCAGGGGTTTTAGTCAACATTTGCGCTGCTCCCCCGATCATCATAGATACCCCCATCATACCAACAGGCACACCAGCGCCGCCAAGCCACGACGTTGCGAAACCGACAACCGCCAACACTGCGCCCGCAACAAACTGAAATACACCAGCCTTTTTCGAACCTTTTAAAACTGGCGTAAAATGCACTGTCATTCCGTCTTTTAATTTGTAAAACAAGCCTTTATCTAAGTATCGATTATCGAGATATTCTTTGCCAATTCGGACTTTATAAAAGCCTTGTTGGATATGTTGACGCAAGCCTTTGACTTGATTAAATAGAGCTTTTAAGATTTCCGCTGTGTCTTTGCAATCTAGCTCAAACTGCGTGCCAAATTGTTTAAGGCTGCCGTAAAATCTAACTGTGACCATTGTTTGTATCTCCAAATGCTATGTGTGTGCTTAAACCAATAACCATCGTATAAATCACGCTTACTTAAGCGATTCGGACTATGATGTATTACCATCTGATTACCGATATAAATTCCGGCGTGATTCGGCACGCTAGCGCCCACTTGCATTAAAATGACGTCGCCAATTTGTAATTCGGCATCTTCCGGCAATCGCTCAAAGCCTTGCCCTTCAATGTTCTCTAAATACAGATTTTCGCCTTTCTCCCACCAGTAATCTTGGCGCTTGAACTCGTCCATATCCAAGCCGGCGAGATAATAAAAGTCTTTATAAATTGAGTAGCAATCCGTTGTACCGTGGATAAACTCACGACCGATAAGCGGTTGAATTTTCGGAAAGATATGCAATTCTCCGTCACAGACAAGCCACCAATCCAATTGTGATAAATCTTGCATTTGGCGATCAGCAATGGATAAAACCGGCTCGCCATTCGGGTGTGAGTGGACAATCGCCACAATTTCACCAAGCGACTCAGTCCGAATATAGGCTTCGGGCGCAATCTCGAAAAAGCTTTCAGGATCGTCCGCCACGTTTTCGCACGGGTAGTAAAAAATCTCACCTTGCCCAGAAACAACAAAACCGCAAGATTCTTGCGGCTCTGATTTTTTTGCATGAGCGAGGATTTCTGCTTTTAAAGATTCATTTATCATAAAAAAATCCCAAAAAATACTTGATTATACACACACTTGTGTATATAATTATTCTCGATTAAGACAAAGGAGGAAGCATGCACTCAAGCGACTTAATCAAGGAGCTTAAAAAAGCCGGTTGTTTCTTAGTAAGGTACGGAAAAGGCGATCACCAAATATGGCAATCACCGATAACAGGAAAGCGATTTCCAGTACCGCACCCAAAACAAGATTTACCTATCGGCACTTTGCGTTCCATTAAAAAATCGGCAGGGCTTTTATAGCTCTGCCGAGCTCAACGGAGGAAAAAATAATGTTATTTACTATTGGTGTCGAAAGTCCGAATAATGAAAATGAAGCCTTTGGTTTGTGCGTTCCCGCATTATTTACTAAAACCTATTCTTGCTTTAGTGCAGCAGATAAAGTGGATGAGATTATCCCTATGGTTACAGATGCAATTCACACAATGCTAGAAATGATGGTGGAAGATGAATTTGATATCACCTCCATTCAGGACAAGGGATTTATCTACTACAAACAGCAAGAGGATTTCTCATTCTGTGATAGCTGGTTACTTGTTGATATTGACATTTCTGCATTTTTAGGCAAAAAACAACGCGTAAACATTGTATTACCGCAATATCTATTAGATAGAATTGATAATCGTGTTTCGCATAGCAATCTATATAGAGACAGAAGTCATTTTCTATCTATTGCTTCACAGCGTGAATTAACTACCCAACAAATCTAGCCGAGTTTATTAACAGCAATAAAACCACCGTAATTGCGCTGGTTACCTCGTAACTGGCAGCCACGTAAACAACCAGAACACTTATCTTTCTTGATGTCGCTTGTTGGTTGGTCTTTTTCGTCCGCTACCGCTCCGCCGGTATAGCCACATTCCGAGGAGCGGTACACCCACGAGCAAGTCACAAGAATTGTGCGCTTATTAATAACGGCGTTGTCGGTTTCGGTCGGCAGCGCTAGCGTAAACGTTGCAATATCACGGGTTAGCTGGCTTAATTGCTCAATCACAAAATACTCTAACCGCTCTTGTTGCGGATCTGCTTTCGGGTTGCCGCCTTCAAAATTTACGGCATCCAAGTATTCGGCATAGACTTTGCGTCTTGTGACTTTTGCACCTAAGCACTGATCGAAATTATTCGACAGTCCGGTAACAAAGCCATCAAAATTCACAATAGACAATGTCGGACGGTTGCTTGCGCCTTGTCCCGACATCTCAAAACCCTCTGCTTTAATGCCGTATGGATTGTAAGTGTTACCCTGCCACACAATCGGCTGATTTAGCTCATTTGTACCGGCATAAAAGCGGTAAAGCTCGCCTTTCGCACCGTCCGCACCAGTTAGACCGCGCATATCCACCTCAAACAAATCTAAGATTGCTGCCTGTTCAAGTTTGGCGAGCTCCAGCTTCAATTTTGGCGACATATTTAAAGACATTATGCTACCTCCTCAAATTCAGCGTCTATCTTGGTGTGCGTCAATCCAGTATCTTCATCCCAGCTAGGACAAACCACTTTCCGATTCTGTCCATGTTTATCAATAAATTCAAAAGCAGTAACGCCGGCGTGAGATTCAAAAAAAGCGATCAATGCGACCGCTTTTTTATTCTTCAAATAAAATGACACGTTATATTTGCGTTGCAAGGGATTTAAACCATCAACTTGACGTTGCTGATATCCATCTCCAAAATCGAAAGTTTTTCGTCTTGGTTGCGACTTAACTTTATAATTAGGCTGTGGACAAAATGGGAGTTGCTGCATAAATATGTTCCTATGCTAATAAATTTCCATTACGCTTTTGTTTCACAATCACTTCAAGCACTTTAGATTCAATGAGTTTTCCTAAAGCTTTAGCCTCATCCGCAGTGCTAGACACTTCTGAATTAGTAGCGGAGCCTGATTCAACATTAACAGTTATAGATACCTGGTTATGTGTTGCACCTGTTAAATTATTTCCATAATTTAATTTCGGCACTCTAGGAACGGCTACACCGCCGCCATTTGCAAACCCTCTGCGAGTTCCGTAATTCAAGTAATTCAAGTAATTCAAGTAATCAACACCTAATCGAGAAGTGGCCTCTTTGGTTAATACGTATTCGCCACGGTGAACTATTCCAGCCGGTGTATATTTGCCACCATCTCCTGTATAGCCTCCAGCCGCAAATGATCCGCCAACTAATCCACCTTCAGAAAAACCACTAAATCCCAATGCAGACATTCCAGCTTTAATCGCCTGAAACATCAGCATTTTTATAATCATCTTCGAAATATCACTCAAGATAGATTTAGCCATATCTCCAAAGTTTGCTTTACCAGTCATAATGAAGTCATTCAGAGAGTCAGACATTGTGCCAAAAGCGCTAACGGTAATACTTTTGATATTCTCATTCACATTAGTAACATCATCTTCGATAGCTTGAAGACCTCCTTTAAATCCGGCAACAGGATCTGATCGGTTAGCTTCTGCTTTTTTTTGCAAAATTGCGTGTCGTTCTTTAAGTTTGGCAATCTCAATATCAAGTTGAGCAATATTCTCTTTGCTCATACCGATTTTAAGCTTAGATGCTTCAATATCTAGCGAGTGGTTATATTGTAATAACTCTTGCTCTTGTCTTGATTTGCCCAATAGACTCAACTCAAATTCCATTGCTTGTAGTTTTTCTGTGTTATCAAAACTAAATTGTGCAATTGCTACTTTTTGTTGAGCTTCATCAATCTGCGCCGCCATTTCTTGTAACTTTTTAACGCCGTCAGTGCCGTAAGCACTATATTTTTCTGCGTTTTCAGCAATATCTTCAGTTAATTTTTTTACTTCTTGATATTGTGAAGTTTGACCGTATAACGAAATATCGGAGGCATTCGCTTTTAAGCTGGATAAGCGGTTTTGCATGTCTGTGATTTGATCCGTGAACTGCTTTTTATAATCAGTTTTCGAACCACCACGATGATTATTTTCCGCCAATTTTGTTTTCACAAACTGATCAATATAAGCTTCAGCATCCTTACCTTTATAACCCTTTTCTTTGGCTTGGTATTCTGCTTCTGCACGGAATTTATCAGCTCCTTTTAGACCTGCTACGCGCTGGCTATGGCGTAATTGTGCCATTTCTTGCGCAAAACTTTTCCCACCTTTGCTTTTGGTTCTTCCGCCAGTTCCGCTTGACGCAACTAATTGCAGTTCTGATTCAAACAATTTTTTATAATCATCTGTGCCAGCCTGAACGCCTAGCGCACTCAATTTACTATTTGTGTTGCGTTTGGCGGTTAATTCGTTAGCAAGTTTTGTGTTGCCATTTTGTTTTGCCTTATTAATCTGAATTTGTAGATCGTTATCTGCTAAGTGGTTACTTAACTTAACATTCATCGCTTTAGCTGCAGAATCCGCCAATACATCAAATTTACCAGCCGAAACCATAGCCGCAACACCAAGCTGGCTAATAATCCCCATGAAGGACGAGCCATTTGCGCTCGCATTAGGGAAAATATTATTTAACTGATCCACTGACCAACCAAGATCATTGAAATTGATTGTTGATGTATCAATGTGTGGATTCAGTGCTTCAATTCTTGCTCTTAAATCCGCTAGCGGTACGGCATCCATTTGAGCCGAAAGGCTAGCTTCAGTTTTTTCTAAATCATCTTTTGCTTGTTTGAGCTCAAGCATTTTTCGAGTAACCGCATCAGCTTCGATTTGTTGCTGACGGAGCGATTTAGGGATTTCAGCTATATTACCGTTTTCATATACTGCAAAATGAACTTTAACTTCTGCTGTTTCTTGCAGTCTTTTAAGTTCGCCTTCTAATTCTTTAATTTTGTTTTTCTGAGCTCCGATACTGTCTTGTGTATCGGCGATCGTAACTTTTAATTCAAGAGATGACATCTTAGTCATTTCTTGATTAATACCATCTAGCGATTTGACAAAATCTAAGTTTTTCTGTTGAGCTTGTTCCGCATTGCTATACCATTCGTATAAAGCACTTGCGCCTAGAGTTAACCCTGTAATGGCTAACCCGATAGGCCCACCCATAAAACTTAACGCATTACTAAATAAGCTTGCTCCTTTCTGAGCGGTTGCCAATCCAGCCATTGCAGCGGTTTCAGCTTTAGTTAATGCAATAATTTGCGCAGATTGCGCTTTCATGCGCTCACGAATAACGGTTCTTTCTTGCTCTGTTCGAGCAAGTTGCAATTGAGCAGATAAAGACTGCATGGACGCACGAGCGTGTTCAAGATCTGCTGTAGCTTGTAATTTTATGTTTTGTGCGCTTACAAGCGCTGATTGAGCGTTTTGTCGGTTTGCAGCGGACAATGCAAGTGTTTCTTGAGCTCGTTGTGATAATTTCACACCAGCAAACGCCACACCAACCGAACCAGCAATAGTTACTATACTAGATAAATTACTAGATAAGCCGTCTAATACTGAAACTAGTAACTGAGAAGCACCAATTGATTTATCAGCTTCACCAACAAATCGAGTCATTTGCGTGTTGAAATTTGTCCACGCCATCCCAAGCGTTACAACTCGTGTATTGAATTTTTCGTCAACGCTGCCTTTGGCTTTTTCCAATGCTCTAATAATAACATCGGAGGTTAGCTCACCTTCACCAGCTAAACGTCTTAGTTCACCGACTGACACGCCTAATCCATCTGCAATCGCATAAGCAAGTGCCGGTGTTTGTTCCATGACTGAGTTAAATTCTTGACCACGGAATACACCGCTCGCTAACGATTGGCCGAATTGCATTAGCGCCGCATCCGCTGATGCTGTGCTTGCACCAGAAATAGCTACGGCTTTCGCTACAGTCTCGGTCAATCCAGCCACTTGGGATTGCGAAATTTTTAACGTCTCCGCATTTTGCGCAATACGCTGATAAATTGTGGAGGTCGAAGTTAATTGTTGATTCGTTTTAAGGGAGATATCAAAAACAGATTGCATCGCTTGCGTATGCTGAGTTTCACCTTCAGTAACTAAGCGCAATCTATTGCCAAGCTCGGTATAATTATCCGAAAGTGTCGCAACACCTTTTACTGACTGTACAGCGTAGCCACCTAAAATATCACCTGCAACAATGGATAATTTCGTCCCCATCCCTCCAAGAGAATTTTCAATTTGAGATAGGCTTGATTTTGCATTGTTCGCAAATTGCTTGGTTTGTCGATCTGCATCAGAAATACCTTGTTTGAATTTTGCAGAATCCAAACTAAGCTGAATATTTAAATTACCTACACTCACAATCTTTGCTCCTGTCGTTGGGCCAGAAAATCTTGTAATGTTTGGCCGTCTTCTTCGTTATCATCAGAAAAAGAGGATTTAAAAAATGGCATAAAATCCTGAATATCAGGAGTTGGTGTATTTTTATCCTTATTTACAATAGCGATCAGTTGCAACAACTGAGCCATACGATAATCTTCACGGAATAAGCCAAATGGCTGTTCTGCGTAGAACATTTCATATTCTTGCAGATGGGATTCCGGCATTAGCTCGATTTCCGATAATGTTTTACCGAGTGCCAAAGATAAGGTTATTTGGAATCTTCGGCGGTCAGTGAGTTTTTTGGTTCACCTTGCATAAACGCCTGAGAAAACTGTTCGATAAATTCACTGGATAAAGACGATAATTGTTGCAGATCTTCTTCACTATCAATATTAAACAGTAAATTGCCATCCTGATCACACAAGCGAGACGCCATAGTGCGAGCGAGCACAAATGGATCGTAAAGTGCACTTAACTGTTTCTGTAATTCTTTTTCGTCATCTAAATTTAACTCTATACCTTGATTTTCAGCGAGCTTAATTTGATAAGCTCTTGCGCCATAAATGACGCGGTTTTTATCGCCAACATCTAAATGCTTGAAATAATAGGTTGTACCTTCAAAATCAAACTGACCAATATTGGCTTTATTTTGCAAAATTAATTCTCTTAAATTCATATTTTCCACCTAATAAAAAAGCCACCTTTTTTTATTTAGGTGGCTTTCTATCCAATTATGCTGTAATTAATAAATAATCACGTGTTGATTTTTTAATTTTGACGTTACTGTCAAACTTCGCTAATACTTCACCGCTGAAACCTGCTGATGTCTGAATAAAGCCTGAACCATATAAAGCGCCTTCTTTATTTGGAAATACGCATTTATAAGGAAAAGTTTCTTTGTTGTAAAATTTGCCACGAAGTACGGATTGCATTTTATCGCTAGGCTTATAATAGAATTTGAAGTTTAAAGCACCAAATTCAATTTCACCTGGCTCTGTAACTTTTCCTTCGTCGCAAATAGTTGTCACATCTTCTTCACCAAGGCTATCTCCCTCACTTTCAATTGAAGTCAATGTGCACCACTGATCGCTATACTGCACTTTGGCAATGGTAGCCTTCGAAAAGTCTTTAGGCAGATCAAAACGTTTCCAGCTTACTTCGTCAGCTAACGTAATCAAGCTATCGGCCACGGCTTTAACTGGGTAATACCCATCCATACCACCAAGACCGCTAATAAAAATACAATCACCAGCCGCCAAACCAGATGAAGCAACAGTAATTGTAGGTGTTTCTACCGTACAAGCGGTGATTTTTTTTGTAGCTTCAAGCCCAACACCGACATAAAATTTTGTGCCTTGAACCGGCGTAGTTTTTTTACTCATTATTTACCTCTACGGAGTATGTGACATTAAAAGTCATGGTCGCTGTATGCCAACTAACTTGTTGTGAATCCTGATCATAACTATATTTAGCAAATTGCAGTGTATCTACAACACTCAATATATCTTCATCGCCTGTTAAGCTTTGTAAGATAAATTCTGCAAATTTATCTAATTTGGCTTGAGCGTCATTGCCTGATTTAAGATAAATTTGAATATTTAAATCCGCAGATAATTCCATACCACAAAACGATACGGAATCAGCCATACATTCATCTATAAATACTGCAACTGCTGGTGTATGCTCTTCAAAATCTACAAATGTAGGACGACCATTAAACCACTGCTCAATTGTCAGTTGTTGATCCTGAAATTTTTTTTGCAAAAATTCTAAGACCTTTTGTCTAACATGATTATTGGCTATCATTTCAATGCCACCATTAAATTTTTCGTGAGTTCGGTTTTAATTTGTTCAGGATAGTTATCAAGCTGTTTCTCGTACGAACTTGTAAGAGGCCTCGCCAACGGAATTTTCACAACATCAATGGAATAGCGCTCTCTACCACGTCTTTGCATGATATGAGTACGACCGGTCTTGAGTCTTTGAATAAATCCTCTCTTAATAGCATACTTACCAACGATTATCGCGCCTCGCCCAACCCACATTCGATTACTTCGATTTTCAAAAAGCCGAATAGCCGGCATATTTGAGCGTATAACTCGAATATTTGCCATTTGGCGGCTTTTATTAGCTTTGGTGATCTTCGACCGACTGCGAATGGTTTTTTGTGGTACACCAATATCCTTCGCAACCTCTTTTGTTGCGCTAGACATTGCTTTCCGAGCGATGGTATTTAACGATCTGCTGACAGCATTTGGCAATTTTTGATTAACAACTCTTTCCAAGTTACGGCTAATTTCGCTTAGCCCCGAAACTTTAACAGTCATAACTATTCCAACCGAACATAGATTAGTCCATCTTCATAATAATAGGACTTCACAAAATACGACTTTCCGCCACGTGACACCGTGTCGCCGACACGAGGTTTATAACCAGTTGAACGGTATAAAGTTAATACTCGAGAAGTCCCTTGACCAGCAGCAGATAATTCATCTTGACTTAAAATACCGTCCATAGTGCGCTGAGACTCATCAAAGACGGCGGGATAAATCACGCCGTTGATCTCCCAATCTGACATCATGGTATTTAAGATGGTATTGTCCGCACCTGATAAAGCTACATCAAACAGACTAGACATTAATTTTCACATCAACCGTTGTCGATTGTGTGCCAGATGGTTGCCAAGCAATACCTAGGCGTTTGTTACTGCCACCATTGGTGGTTGTTGCACCTTCTGTATCTGACCAATACAGAACTGCACCTTGTTTAATATCATCTGCCTGTTTTGCTGGTACATTAAACACGCCAGTTGTTGCGCCAATACCTTCTTCTTTCGCTTCAACATTGCTTAACGCAATAGCCACCAAGTCACCAATGACTACAACATCACCGCTTTTGATTTTCTTAGCTGCTACAAAGCGCACGGTATTACCGTCTTGAATTAAATTCTTTGCCATAATTGCATCCTTATAAAAAATAAGCCCTCATTGTGAGGGCTTGTAATTAAGAGTTAGTAACCTTATGAAGGCCGCGAGGATCAATCACATTCACGCCAACATCAATACGTACTTTTGACTGTACACCATCAACCGTGAAACCGTGTTCAGTTTCGAGATACGGTGAATCGTTGCCATCAAGATAGTTAACTTCAATCGCTCGCTTGTTAATACCATACCAAGATTTAGCATCCGACGCTTGTAAGCGTGGTGACTTGATTGGAGTTAATAAGTTGCGAATCGGATTGGTAATACCCGAGTTGTTATCTGCGCCAGCAACACTTTCAGATTCAAGGATTTGCTTAGCCGAGAAATAAAGCGATGTAGGTGCAAGCAAGAATTCAGGCTCAATCGCTAAAGGCTCACCGTTAGCATCAACAAAGCCATTCATGGCGGTAATCATTTTAGCAATATTCGCAACATCTAATGCAGCATTAGTGGTTAAGTTCTTACGAGAAGCATCAAATAGCGGTTTGCCATCTGCTAATTTTGTATTGCCTGTGATTAACGCAAAAACCAGTTTTGCTACCGTAGCACGTGCGGATTGCCCCATTAACATTGGAATACGAGTTAACATCCCCATGTCATCATTAATAATTGCCTGACGAGTAATGGAGAACATTTTGCCGTAGGTGGCAATTGCAACATCTACTTGTTTGTCACCTAAAGTACCATAACTATATTCTTCACCTTCGCCAACAACTGGTAACGTGCCGAAACCATCTAAACCAACACGGCTATGTTTACGGAAATCGGTTACAGTGCCTTTCGTGGTGAACTGTTCATAATTTTCAGTAGCATTATTCCAACCTTCAAGCACCGATTTATGTGCTACATCTAATAAAATTGAGCCAAAATCGCTACTAGTGTGAGTAAATGCTAAGCCAACAACTTGAGTCGCGCTTTGGCCCGATACGCTCACACCACGATCAATAAGTGCAGCACGAGCTAATTCACGCAATGACATACCTGTATAGTTATTGTCTTTCGCATTAGCTTTATCTTTATCAAAACCGGCACGACTTAATAACGCCTGTGCGATACTATCGCCAACGATATTACCATTGCTAGCATAAGTGGCGACATTATTTGGTGTGCTTGGGGTTGTACCCGAACCAAGACGAGCTAATAGCTTATCTTTCGCTTGTTCCGCTGTGATATTAATATCACCTAAACAATCTACAAGTAGATCTTGGTGAGCTGAACCAAACGGAGCGAAAACCGCTTTAATAGCATCAACACGCTTAGCCATCTCAGCTTTAACTTGTGCTGAGTTATCTACTGGCTGAGCAACAGCAGGTGTATTCATCTGATTGACTGCCGGTTCTGCTACTGGTTGAGCAGCCGGTGTTACATTTTGTGCAGGAGTTGCGCCAGCATTACCTTGTGGCTTAAACAACATATTTTTTAATGAGTTAGGCATATTTTTATAGTCCTCTAAACGTTTAGATTGAATTTGTGCCATTGCCTGTACAGGCTCGGCGAGTTCGTCTGCAAAACCTTGTTCGACCGCTTCTTTTCCGTTCATCCAAGTTTCAACAGCTAGCATTTGGGCTAACTCCTCCTCCGTTTTACCAGTTTTGCTAGCATAAGCCGGAATTAAAGTAGCCTCCAACTTATCCAATAGGTCAGCGTACTTACGCATATCATCCGCATCACCACCTTGGATTCCCCATGGCTTGTGAATCATCATCATAGCGTTTTCCGGCATGATGACTTTATTTCCAACCATGGCAATAACAGACGCCATAGAAGCGGCAAGACCGTCAATATAGACGGTCTTGTTTGCAGGGTGATTTTTTAATAAATTGAAAATGGCAATACCATCAAAGACACTGCCACCTGGCGAATGAATATGTAAATCAATTTGTTTTATATTGCTGCCTAATGCTTTTAAGTCAGTAGCAAATTGCTGTGCTGACACTCCCCAACCGCCAATTTCATCATAGATTGAAATTTCAGCTTGATTATTCGATTTGGCTTTAATATCAAACCAAGTTTTATTCTCACCGTCTTTATTCGTTCCGGTCGTCATGGCGACCGGATTCAAGATTGCCGCTTTGTTCATTGGAATTCCCTTGTGTATTTGTTAAATCAGTATCAAATTTAAGACCATGTTTACGGTTTTCTTCAACCTCTACCACTCGTCTACGTTTGACTTCGGCTGGATTATTGCCAGAAGCACGAATTGCTTCGCTTTCTGTTGCCAAACCGCCAACGATACGTTTGCGCCATGCTTCTGCTTCTTTAACAGGATCAATCCAAGGCATAACAGGCCCAGAATACACAGCGTTATAAATAGATTGAGGATCGATGTCCGGTGTAATTTTAATTTCACCGCTTACAATCGCCATTTTTAACCACTCACGATACATAGGCCGACTAATTGAAGCGACGAATGTATCTTGTAACACTGCATAGCCTTCAAAGCTTTCGACCAATTCTTGACGTTGAGCAGAATAAGTGCCGTTATAATCACGCGCAATACTCGAATAACTCGACCGTGTACCCGCTGCAATCGCACGCATTTGACCGTTGCGAAACGCCTCAAGGTTTGTATTTGGTCGATTGCTATTAATCATGCCAATATCTTCACCAGGCTTTAGGTCATCTACCACTTGACCAGGTGCAATATCAAAATAACGATTTGATTCAGCATTACTAGCGTATTCTTCGGCATCATAAATAGCCGGATCACCTTTTTTGATATACATCGTTAACGCGGCGGCAATTCTCGCTGCTACTCGTTCGGATTCTTCGTAATCTTTCAAATCAGCCAAACGAATAAGCACGGAATGCAACGTACTTACACCTCTAATTTGGTGTAGTCGCTTGCGTAAAGCAAGGTGTAGCATATTCTCTGCAGGTACACGTTTAACTTTGCCAAACGAACGATAGGTTTCTTGTGGATTTTCTGTGTAAACTTGATAGGCTATCGGCTTACGCCAAGCATTTAAATAGACACCTTGTACTAGGCTACCATCAGACATCGATTGATTCATTGGAATAAAATCAGGCTCTAATGCTTCAAGCGCAAACGGTATTTTTGTTGAGTAATTCAAGCCAGTAACATTCCCACGAACGAGCTGGATAAAAACTTCTCCATCTCTTAACCAAGTACGAAGTAGTAATCGCTCCAACACTGGGCGCGTGAATTGTCCGGTGACATCAGGAGAAATTGACCATTCAGCCCATTTCTTCCGAATTTGTTCGGCTAACGCCTCATTAACATTACCAGCAAGATCAAGCGGTTGCGGCTCTACATGAATACCACGCGAGCCAATTACTCTTTCTTCCAATTTATCAAATAGACCACTTACGATATCGTGATCTTGTTCTAACTTTCTAGCCTGTTCACGCAATGAAACAGCCGAATGAGCCACAGAAACATTAGCACCTGATGATTCACGTTGTGCTTTATGTGTTCTTGTAGGCTTGGCGGCTTCGTACATATTTAGAATGTGTCTACCTTTGGCTCTCTCCGCCGCCCAACCGGGAGAGAAAAATGCAATTGTTTTTTCAATGAGCTTCATAATCAGAATCTCGCCACCTTAAACGTCACACCGCCACGCACACGACGAGCCTTTAACTTCGCTAAGCGCTCCTCCCAGTATTCACGGCCTTTACGAATTTCCGACAAATTCTCTCGTGAAACTGAGCGACCGTTAAATGTGACTGTTTTCCCTTGGAGTACGTCCATTTCCGCTTTTGTATAGGCTTCCACCATTGCTTGAGCGTTTTCAATAGGATTCATAGCCAACCTCCTGTTTTTCTACTGCCACCATTAATCCAGTTATTAGCCTGTTTAGGCTTGGTAACGGGTTGTTTTGTATTTACCACTGATTGATTGATCGCCGTTTGTTCAGTTTCTCGCATTGGTGCTTCATCTTTAACAATAATATTGGGATTTGTATCAGGAAGCTGCGCCCAAGCTGGAATACTGCTTTCGTCATCCCATTTAATACGATCATAACCTCGTAACATCGCAACCGCTTGGCAATAGCAAAACAAGTCGAAAGCTTCATTATTGCCTTTGCCAGGCTTACGCCACTTTCCGTCCGGTCCTCTTTCTTCATAAACCAATTCTTCGAAAAACCATTCCCCCAACCAATTAGGAAAATGAATATAGTTAGCACCTACCGTTTCGCGATTGAGTGCATTAGCAATTTGATCTTTGAATAAGTCTGTTTGAAGGAGATAAATCGGAACATCGCCGCGCGCATCTGCATGGCGATCGGAGCGATTCATGTTATTAGGATAAGATTTAGTAATAAGTTTACTGCGTTTGGTGCTATCACCTTTTATCAAATAAACTCGTTTTGAAATTTTGTTTGCTCGACAATAGCGCCAAAATTTATAAGCGTTATCGGTTACACCATCTTCACCGCCACTATCCACAGCCATAGCCGTAATAGGCATAAATCTATTTTCATCGTCAGATAGTCGGTATTGTTTATCTAGCACATCAGTAATCAGTAAATTCCAATCTTCTTGGTAAGCTGAAGGATCAATAGGTAATGCTTCACCATGTTCATTTGCTCGTAATGAGTAACGAATATTGTATCGGTCGATAAGCCATCGCTCGCCATTCTCGCCATAACCAACGACTTGAACAACAAAACGTCTTTTCTTACCGCCTTGTACATCTACCGCCGCCAATAAAAAACGACAGCGATCGGGAACAGTTCTTTTTTCCGTTTGCTCTGTGCGTTCCAGCAACTCATCACTTCGTCTTTGTTCGAGTGCTGATCTCGGCGTATATGGCAATCCCCAGTCAGTATTGATTACTGCTTTTAGTGTTTCTTCACTGCCGGTATCCTCGTATTCTTTTTCTGCATTCAGCAATTTGTACGTAAGTTGTGCCCAAGTTTGATAAGCCGCTGCTGGTCCTTCTAACCAAAATGAAGCAATACGAGAATTTCTACCTTCACCGCTAATTACTCCACGCTTATCGATTGTTTGGCCTTCTTTAAGCCAAACACCTTTAATATTAAGCTCTCGCTTTAAGTCTGGAGAAACCAAATGCGAACAATGCGGGCATTGTAGGCGAGCATTTTCACTTGCTTTTACCAAGTCTAAATCATCACGATAACCGACCATATTCGCCATACTTGGCTCAAAATATTCTGAGCAACTCGGACATGGCCAATAAAACCGGCGGCGATCACCACGGTTATAAAGTGATAATATTCCAGTTGTCGGCGGCGCTTCGTGCGTTGAGCTTGGTCTATATTTCACATCGGCTATATCTTTACCCGGTGAGCTTTCAACAAGTGTCATGCCGGCAGACATAAATGTGGTGGTACGTTTGGAAGCAAGTGAATATCCGTCACCTTCGCCATCAATATCATTTGGCCATCGGTCATAATCTGTTAGCGCAACATATTTATAATCCGAAGATGAAAGCACGTTAATGGATGGCCAGCCAATTTTTAGCAAGTTGCCCGCACGAAAATACTTGTCGTGGACGTTGTTGTCATTTTTGCGCGGACTCAATCGCTTAGCAACCTCAGGAGAGCAACGGAACATTCGATCAAGACGTTTCCGGCTGTGTTCACTTGCTTTTTCTTGAGTAAGCTGAACAAGCAACATATCCGAAGGATCACACACAATGGCGTATGTTATCCAGCCGTCAATCAAACCGATTGTTTTCCCAGTTCGTGCCGGCCCGACAAACACAACAGAATCGTATTCACGAGAGTTTAAACAGTTCATTGGTTCCAGCATATAAGCGGCGGTATTTCTATCCCATTTTACTGAGTTTGCGCCACCCATCGGAACTCGCATATATTCGGCAACTGCATCAGCAATCTGCATTCGGCGTGGTGCTTTTACAGATAATGCAATGTCTTTGCGGATTTCTTTCGGAGAAGCAAACATTTTTATTCTTCCTCCGGTTCGCTATCTGCATTCTGAATATGAATAGCTAGTTGATCCCGAAAATCATCTACTAGCTCCTGAACCCGAATTAATGCTTTCGGCGGCAGTCCGGCATCTCGCTCTAAAATATCAGGCAATGTTTCTAATTGCTGAACAATCGCTTTCGCCATTGCCGACATTTCTAATGCAACTTCGGTCGCTTCGCACAATTCATTGGTACGTTTTTTATATTCCAATTCTTCACGCTTTGCGCGCCAGTAAGACAGTTGATCAGACGGTGTCATCGAATCGACATCTGCCAACATCTTATTAGCGAATCCCATCATCAATAAATCGCGTAGAAGATATAGTTTTAGCTTCGGGTTACTACCCTGTGCTGGTGTAATCGGAGAAACACGCTGAGACACCGTCTGGCGGTGCATTCCGGTGATTTCTGCGATCTGATTAATGTTTAATTTTAGTTCGTGAAAATTTTCCATAACTGTAAAAACCTAATCAAAAAACACCGCTTAAAAATCCCACAAACGCCACATGATGATGATGCCTAGAAATCGAAAAATCTGCCGAAAACCGCGAGCCCCCAACCCCGTGGAAAGGGTACCCCCTCCGGAGTACCTTTTTAAAGTATAAAGCCTTGGCTTGCCATATACAGACTACATTACTTAGCTATGACCCCGAGTGTCTTGGCATACACTCAGATTCATGCCTAAATCATGTAGCATATAAAACACAAAAGGGAACTATTACGCTCCCTCTTGATAGTGGCTGAACACTTATCTATTTAAATCCAGCTTTAGTTTGTGCTTGCCAATCTCTAATGCTATTAACCTGACTCGCACATAAGTCACGCTCCTTGATCACAATCATCAAGTAATCAATAGCATCCGCATATGTCTTGCCACTAAACTCTGACCGCTCACACTGCACTAAATAAGCTGCTGGCGGATAAATATAATTAGTCTTTGTTACTACCGACTGAGTGCAACCGCTTAATACCGTCAATAGCAGCGCGAGGCATAGCAATGTTGCCGCACGGCTCTTTAATAATGATTGTTTTAACACGCTCCCGCTCCGTCTCCATTTGTGTCTTTAATTCGACTGCAATTTGTTGTTGCTTTTCGACCGCTTGTTTTTCGGTTTGCAAGCTTATTTCCAACTGCTCATTAACCGCCTTTTGCTCGGCGATAGTTTGTGCTTGAGCTCGGTTAGTGGTCTCTAAGCTACTAATCATCTGTGACTGCCACCACGACCAGCCGCTCAAGCACAAAATCCCGATGATTAATGCGATACCGGTTTTGTTAAACATAAATCACGCTCCGCCTCACGTCGCGTCACCAAGCCACGCAACACTACTCCGCCAGCTTTATTAAAGTCGATAATGCGCTGACACATTGCGTCAAACTGATTTAATGCGGCATATTTATAAATGGTTGTAAACACGCGTTTACCTTGCGCTTTACTATAATAACTACGAATATTGGTGCAGCCGATATTAAACGCTAATGATGACATTGCCGAAAATTGGTTATCATTCATTCGGCGGCCATTGAAATAAGTATTGATACAGTTCTGAGCGATTTTTAAGTCGTGTACCCAGCGCTCGGCGATTTCGTGGTTTGTATATTTATGATTCACATCAATTTTTTTTCCACCAAATTCGGTCGAGCCAATGCCAACAGTAATCACATCAGCTGGGCATTTATAAGCGTCTCGACGACATCCCTCCATGTTACCGATAATCTCTAATCCCTTTTGGTTGATTCGGATATCGTCCGAAAAATAAGTTTGTACAACACCAATGATAGCGGCAACAGAACAAGTTATAACACCAAGTTTTATACTCTTACTCATCTTTCAGCCTCTTTCTTAACTGTTGTACTTTTAAATTGTGAATCTCTTCTTCGCGCTCTTCTGCTCGCTCTCGTGCTTTGCCTTGCTTGCACTTGTCATACATATTGACAAGTGCAGTCAAAATACCAATAGCCAAACTTAATAACATCAAGTTTTGCTGATCTCCAAGCCAAGCCAAAATCCCCGAAAATCCAGACCACCACATACTTTGATTGCCGGCATCTCTAAACATTTTGTAACTCCACCCAAATTTTGGGCAATAAAAAAGCCCCGACTGGAAAACCAATCAGGGCTATAAAATTTGTAGTTGCGTAAATGTGCTTGCACCTATCGCAAGGATTACACAAATACTATGATTTTAGTTGCAACTTGTCAATCACTTTTTAAGCAACTGAATTTCAACAGAACAAGTACGACCGTCACAATCCTTATCTAAGTCTAAAGAATAACCGCCAACAATCAATAAAGGGTTTCGACACCCATGAACGAATAGTAATAAAAAAGCCCCTTGAAACTAGGGGCCTGAAGAATGCTATTATTTTTTCTCTAAAATTTTTCTAACTTCTGGGTCAGTAATAAATTTATTGTAACCAGATAAGATCATATCATTAGCCGCATTCGCATAATCAATCGGCAATCCGAATTTACCTGTTTTTCTCGGATCTGCTACATAATCTTTATTTAACAATACTGCCGATGTATTAGTGCTTGTTAGTGTATAATTGATAATATAAGTCCAATCCACACTATAGCCTAAGTCATCCATTTTAAATTCTTTAACAGCACCGCTAAGTTTAACATTTGAATCTACCAATCGAATCCCTGTTTTCTCTAATTCTAATGCTGTTCCTCTTTTTGCTAGATCAGCAATATTTGATGATGTAAATATTTGCCCGCCGGCTGTATTTTGCATTTGATTACTTTTTACTTTACCTTGCTGAAATGGTTGGTATGTAAATTCCCCCATTTCAACATTGCCATTAAATCTTGTATAGTTTTGTGGTACATAAGATGACACAGGTAATGTAACTGAACACCCGGTTAATATCGCACTAAACAAACCTGCTAATAATAATTTTTTCATTTTAAAATCCTCATAGGTAAGAAAACTTTAATTTACCCGATTATATTATGATATGCCGTGATCACGATCACAAAACAATAAATAAAAATATCTCTTATACAAAACAAAGCCCACTATAAAGTGGGCTATTTTATAAAATCAACACACCAACGATAATTTTAACGCAACCACTACGCCCAATACGAATTGTTCGGCTTGGGCTAAATCACGTAACAATGTAGCGTGGCTAATTCCTAGCACTTGCTCAATTTGTTTATCCGATACTCTCGCAGCATATCGCCCAAGTAAGATTTCATACTGTTGTAAATCTTGCTCTTTGAGCTGTTTAATACAACGGTCAATTTCAAAAATGGATTCATCACTTAACCGTAAAACTCGGTATCCTTCTGATGATTTTACCGCTTGTTTCATTCCTGCCGCCACGCAAGGAAATTCCGTGCCTAATCGTCCGTTGGCTGAATACCCCCAAAAACGCAATAATCCTTTAATATCAATCTGCATTTGTCCATTCCTTAATTTTAATTACCACCATTCCACCCTTACGGATTTCGTCCATACCTACCACACGATAATCTTTAATGATTTTGTTGTTATCATCTTTAATCAGTCCCGAAGCCGTCAATGCGTCAAATAAGGCTTTTTGGAGATTGTCAGGATCACGTGAGCGATTATCGGGGTAATAAACATAAATCTTAATTTTTACTGCGCCATTAAATGGGTCAAACTGCTTACAAATATTTAATACTTTCGCCCGAAAGGCTTTTCCCTCTCTGCTGATGTAATGCGTACCGGCTTTAGTATGCCGCCAATAGTGGTTCACGCTTGGCGGATATGGCAATGCGATTTCTAAATAATCACTCATTTTTACCCCACGTAATACTGATCAACGCACAAAACACACTTACTAAAAAACAACCGCCAATAAAAACATCTTTATCTGTCATTAACACTTAGCGCCTCCAAGCTCAATGTTCTATCTAAAAATCGAAATAATAAATCTGTTTGATTACCGTAATTTTGTTCAAATAACTGCGCATTACAGTGCAATTCGTTATGATGTACTCGGCAGAGAGGAATCACGAATAAATCATGTTCCTTGCTCCCCATCTTGCCGCGTCCTTGCCCAATTATGTGATGTGGATCATCAGCTCGTTTACCGCAACAAACACACGGTTGTGATTTCACAAATTGCAACCACTTACTTGATTCAAATCGCTTTTCTTTCGGTTTTGCCATAAAACTTGCCGGCGGTTCAGGATCCGCTTTTAGCTTTAAAACCGGTTGAGCCAGCGCTTTAAAAATCTTATGTGGGTCCGCTTGCTCCGCTGCGTACGTCGTAGATTCTCTATGATCGTGAGTTTCTTTTGGCGGTAAATTTAATAACAGACGAAGGTCTTGCTCATTAATTGCATTAATACAATTTTTCGCAACTGCCCAAGCGAACAAGCACCCTAAATTCACGCTGTCATCCGCTTGGAGACTTAGGTCTTTACGAATTTTATATGCAACAAACTGCACCCAATTTTCTTCCGCCAATGCGTTTAACTCTTCCTCGCTTGCTTCGCCTCGGTGCGCTATACCATCGTGATGCCAGCAAGTACGGATAAAGCCTGTTGCCGTGCGTGTCACCGTCATTTCTTTATGGCAATAAGCGCCGTCTCTACACTGACAAATTGCAATTTTTCGCACCCATTTGGATAATTCAGCATCTCCGCCAGCCGCTTTGCGTACTAATTCCGATTTCGCAAAATCCATTAGCTGTGGGCAAGCGGTCGAATTCTGCAAATTTTTTGCAATTTCTATCTTGCCGGACGGTTGCGTTTTTAAGTGATCTGTCGCCGGCATTAAAATAGTACGCTCACCGAACGCTAACTTATTTACCGTTGGAGGTATGCGATAAAAGACAATCCCGGCTTCAGTCTGAAAGTATGGTTTAAGTAGTAATGCTTCGGTCATTTTTATCCCTCTCTGTTACAACCACAAATCCTCCTTAACCATCAAAATTGCATCGTTTAAATCCCAATCCTCATACAACAAAAAAATTTTAACCGCTAAGCAAAAACCAATTAAATAAATCAATGAATAGCTAAATGACCGAACAATCCAATACATAAGCCCGATGAGGGTCATCATTACATTTAACGAAAGAACTAATACTTTTTTAAAAAAGTTGATAAATTTATTTATCATATTGTGCTACCTCTAGAATTTTGTCATAAGTTACATAACTGGTTGTAAATCCCTCGGCGTGGGGGTCAAATACGGCAAACATCTGCCATTTAGGGTTGTCACTCACCGGCTTGCCGGTTACTGGGTTAATAAACGCAACTCTTTGCCCGATAATGTCGATCACCTCTGTGGCATTTTCTCTAATGAGTTGAAACCACTCTGTAGATTTGTCCGCATTGAGCAACATCACAATAAAACATTGCTTTTCACGCATTAACCGGATGGCTTGACGCACAAATTTTTTAACATAGCCTCTGCCGTATGGCGGATTAATAAAAATTCGTGCGTGATTTGGGATAATCTGCGTAACCGCGTCAAAATTCAGAAAATCAATTTCAGGAGTAATAAATCTTTCGCAAATAGCATTCTCTGCTGTCGCCGCACCGTCCCAAATTACTAACCACCGGTATTTGGCGTAAGTTCTGCATTCCTGCGGTGTTTGCCAAGTGTTTTTGTCAAAATCAGTCATTGCTAAGCTCCTAATGTCGGGATCGGTAAATCGTGAATTTGCTCCGCCACGGCCTTGATATTGCCGGCAATCACGGAATTAATATTATGCTCGGTCGGGTGTGCGTTTTTTGTTTTTATAACGCAGTAGTACACGAATTTTTTGCGTAGATCGCTAAAATCTGTGCGGTTGAATAGTGTCGGCGTACTTAGATAACGCTGATAAACGCCTCGTACCTCATCCACCGATGGCATATCCTCAATTTGTGCTTTGCGGTTTGCTTCCGCTTCGCTCACCCACTTGCCATTGACGCAAACAGGTTTGCCACTCTCTGACCAAGCGGTCGCTTTTGGCAAATAATCTGCAAAATTCGAAGCTCGAAAAATCGTTTTAGGCGCAAGGTATTCACGCATTTTCCCATCACGCCCCCATTTCGCTACCAAGTAATCAATCACAAGCTGGCAATCCGTCACACTCGATTCAGCAATTCGTGCCTTGATACTTTTAATCACATTCTCCACAGGTCTAAATTTTGGCAAAGGTTGATTAATCATTTTGCTCAAATCAGCTAAGCGGTCATTCAGATAACCAAGCACAAGTTTTTGCTCGCCCTGTGTTTCCCCCACAGGGGGATTAAGGGGGAGATCTTTATCATTATTATTTTTATAATTAGTATTATTATCTGTCGGATTTTTTTCCGAGCTTTCTCGGATTTTTTTCCGACCTTGTTCGGATTTTTTTCCGACTCTCGGATTTTTTTCCGACTCTCGGATGGACTCAAATTTATTCCATTCACAACCTTTTTCAGTCAGTCTGACATAGTCTTTACCGTCCATTTTGAAGTGTTCAATAATGCCCTTCTCTTTCAGTACTTTGTATTGACGATAAACAGTATCTTCTTTGCTAAATACTGCCGGTAGCTCTTCACAAACCTTGCCAAACGACATCCAATAATAGGTTACGCCGTCAATAACCACCGCTTTCGCCCAGCTTGATGCTTGATTAATTAAATCCACTAATGCACCTTGGGTAATGTTGATCCCCCATTCCGCCAAGCGAACATTATTTATTGTTGATGTGAATCTCATTGTCCTAACTCCGATGCGTAACGTTGCGCAATCCATTCAATGCCTTTTGCCGTTACTCGTGTTTGAGTAAAATTATGTCCATGTTCAGCCGTACCAGTTTTAACCGCAAAAAGTTGCTTAGCTTGTTTATCTTGATAAGGCAGTAAATTTCCTGATTGTCGATAAAGCACTCGATCACGTTCTAAACATTCGATTAACCGCTTTTCAGGAAAATTAAGAATCTTGGCGGTTTCTCTTAATGATTTGGTTGTACCTACCTCAACGTAATGTTCCACAAATGCTACTTTAGGGGCTTGAATGGCTAATTGGTGATTTTGTTGTTCAATTACTTCTTGTTGCTCTGCCGCCAAGCGAAGGGCCTGTGAAAATGTTTTCGGAATACCTTGTTTGCCTTCTAGCTCAGCCCAACGGCGATTAATACGAATACGCACATCCGCACGATACCCAGTAATCAAATCAATACATTGTTCACGAGTAAGTAAAAATTCTCGGTGTTGCTGATTGCCTGTGCTTGGATGGGTAAAATACCCCTCTCCAATTTTGGATAAGCCCATTTCTGCATAGGTGTGATTAAGGTTTTCAATATCACGACAGACATGACCATGCTGCTTTTCACATAAACGGGCAATCTCACGGCTACTCATTGTGAGTGTGCTTGAGTTTTGCTCTGAAATGTTTAATAATAGATTCATAAATTAACTCTTGTTAATTTTCCTTCAATGAAACTAACCGTCGCACCAACGGCGGTTTTTATTTGCCTGAATTTCGTAAAACTGCCCAATTCACATCCGGACGTAACTGTTCACAAGTCACTTCTCCATTTGTTAATCGCTCAATCTCTGGGCAATGCTCTGCTGGCACTCTATTCGAACCCCATTTAGATACGGCTCGCATAGAAATACCAAAGTGCTTCGCTAATTCAGCTTGACCGCCAATCAATTTGGCAGCTTTTTTAATTGCTTTCATAACACCTCTTTCATTTTGTACTATAAGTACATATTAAATCAGAACTGAAAGTACATCAAGTTTTATTTATAATGCGTACTAAAGGTTCATATTTATAAAGGTGGCTAGTATGCTTACAGATGAAAAAATTAGAGTGGATTTCGCAAAACGCTTAGATATTGCGTGTAAACAAAAGGGTTTACCCGAAAAAGGAAGAGGTACGCAATTAGCTTCTGTTTGTAGAGTAACACCCAAAGCAGTAAGTAAATGGCTAAATGCGGAAACTATGCCTTCAACAGCAAATATATACCTTCTTGCTAAGTTTCTCGCAGTAACGCCAGAATGGCTAACCTATGGAATAGGTAATGTAATACCCGCTGCGATTGGAACAACTAAAGTGCCTCTAATCAGTTACGTTCAAGCAGGAGCATGGACCGGCATTGACGATTTCCGGGAAACTTGTGGAGATTATGAATATATCTTGACTGATCTTGATGTATCCGGCGATGCTTTCGCATTAAAAATCAAAGGTGATTCAATGGAACCGGAATTTATTGCAGGCGACATAGTGATTATAGATCCGAGAGTAGAACCGCACGCCGGCGAATTTGTTGCCGCCATCAATGGTGATTATGAAGCCACATTTAAAAAATATCGCCCACTAGAAGATTTAGATGAATATGGCAGACAACACTTTGAATTAGTGCCGCTTAACCCCGATTGGCATAGTATGTCATCACTTAAACAAGAAATCCGAATTATCGGCACAATGGTAGAACATCGTATTTATCGTAGAAAGAGATAAGTCAGCGGTTGAATTTTATTGGGTAATTAAGGAAATAACCATTAATGAAAAATTATCGAGAGATATTGAAATCCATTAACAGAAAACGCTTTAAACACGAATTGCTACGCAAAGAAAAAAAACACCGATTACGTGGTGGAAAACCTAAATATCATGCATTTAAGCACAAAAAATTAAATTATTTTGATGTTATATCTCCAACGGTATTAAGTCTAGCTAAAAGTATCGAATATGAATTTGTCAGGTTTAAAAGTCTGTTAGAAAAAACAGCTAAATTGGCTGATCAAAGCAAAAGTGTACTAAAAATCAATTTTAGAGAAACGGAAGTAATCGATGCCAGTGCTTGTGTAGCGTTAATTGCAACCTTAGATCTGATTAGATATCAATACCCTAAGTTAAAATTTAAGGTGGTTAGACCAAAAGCAAAACCGCAAGATAATCGTAGACATAGCCCATATGATGTCGATGCTGTATTTTGTCATATCGGGCTTTACAAGCTACTTGGACATAATTACACCTCGCATTCTTCAAAAGAAAATGTAAAATGTTGGCACTATATTTTTAGTGATAGTACCAATGGTGAAATAACACAACCATTGTTAAAAGAATTGAGTGAAATGGGCGTAAATACTAAAGGCATTTACAGTAGCTACATTGAGGCTATTGCTAATGCGGTAGAACACGCTTACAGTAATAAAATCCCAACTAAGCGAAAATATCCACTCAAGCGTTGGTGGATGTTATTAGCTGTTATTGAGAATAAATTATCACTTTTTGTGTGTGATCTTGGTCACGGCATACCAAATACATTAGAAATCACTCAAGAGCCAAAACTATTAGAAAAAGTTTTTGCGTTACTAAATTTAAAAAAGATAAGCCACAAAGCAACAACAGATTCTGCTTACATCAAAGCTGCAACCTTAATTAAAGAAACAAGAACTGCCTTAGAATATCGAGGTAAAGGCGGCGCAGATATTAGGTCTTTCATTGATAAGACACCAAATAGCAAACTAATCATACGTTCTAATCGCGGAATGTATGTTTATTCTGGCAAAAATAATAATGAAATACTGAAAGAATCTAGATATTCTATTGATGGCACCATCATTCAATGGATAATTCCAATTAACGAGAGTACATAAAATGACGAATCAGATTAACATCAAAAATTTTAGCTTATTCCCCGGACCACGTTATAAGCACCTTGGCAAATCAAGTGGAGAAGAATTTAGAGAGGAAGAACTCTTACCTAAACTTAGACAACACGGCGACTGGATTATTAATTTAGACGGAGTAGCTGGTTATGGTTCATCATTTTTAGAAGAGGCCTTTGGAGGATGTGTCCGTGCTGGAATCCCTGATGAGATAATGAGGAATCTTGTAAATAAGATGATTTCGGATGATGATCCTGATTTAATCACCGAAATTAAAGGGTATGTTGAAGAAGCAATTGCAAGGAAAAATAATGGAAACTGATAATATTATTTCAAGCCTTTCATTGTTAGTATCAATTATAGGCATTCCAATAGGTTATTATCTTGGTGGACGTAATATTCGCAATAGTGCATATAATGCTGCTATTGATGACTTAGAGAAACTTTGCCAAAAAATCTTTGATGAATCAATGCAAATCCATAAAAACGGAGATCGTAGCGAAAGTAATTACCACTTAATGATAGCAAATCATAAATTACTTCAATCAAAATGCTCATCAATTCAATGCTTAAAAAATAACCAAACTGGTTATCCTCGTAATGAATTGCGAGAAGTGAAGCAAATTATAACCGGTCAGCTATTCTCGGAAGATAGCGAAGAACAAAATACAGCCATCCGCAATCTCATCTATAAGCTCACGCCCCTCATTGAGCATTACCCTAAAAAATTTTATTAGTTATACCCCAAGAGATCAATATTTACTCCATTCTTTAATAACTAGACCGCCCTTGTGGCGGTTTTCTTTTATCTCGACGAAATCAATTTCACTAACATCTATACACCATTTTCGTAACATCACGAAAATGGTATGTATTAACAACAAAAAAGCTACGCATGAGCGTAGCTTTTTCTATTTGAGCCCGATGTGTTTTTAATTCCCTAGAATTCGGAGGAATTAAAACTTGGATTATTTAATCTAAACAACTAAAAATGTTTCCATTCTAACCCTTGTGTATCAAAGGTGAATTGAGCTCTACCATGATCATAAATTGGAGTCTCAACAACCATCTTTTTGGCATTTTTAAGTTTATCCATAAATTTCTTCATATTTTTATTACCACTGATGAATAACACATCATTAGAACCACTTTCTGATTCGCTCACCTCATACTTTTCTATATTTCCATCATCAAATTTTACCGATATATTGCAACCATCAATACGGCAAGAAAACTGCCCTTTAGATATGCTAAACATAACATCATTGCCATATTCACTATGTTTGCGCAGCGTTAAGATAAGGTTTGAACCACCTTGATAAGGAAACGATAATTCGAGGGCGTTATTAGAAGATTTTGATGCGAAATAAGATGTTTTATTTCTCATTTCATCCTTCGCTTCTCTATATTTCCAAGATATGCGCTCTGCCTCTAATTTAGCCAACCCCTCATTTAATTTCTGTTGTAACTCTTTATCTTCCTGACTCGGTAATTTTAAAAATACTGAATCGTAACATTCTAGTCTTTTCGCTCCGTCCTCTATTTTTGAACAAGATTCTCCCGTTTCTTGTGCCAAAGATAAAGACGGCACGCACAATAAAGCAACTAATAATTTTTTCATAAGAACTCCTTAGGTATAAAAATTCCATTCATTTTAGTAAAAGAACATGTTTTATTCCGTGATCCCCGTCTCAAATTCCATTTTTTGGAAATTTGATAGATTAAAAAACAATCAATCAAACATTTTCAAATTCTTTATAAATCAATTAGTTATGAACTGAAAGTATATTAAATCAAAATTAATGTACTTTTGGTTCTTGCATTTAATGAACTAAAAGTACATAATAACCACATCAAAACGCAGTACAGCAAAACACGGAGAAACACAAAATGAACTTAGAAAACACAATTATCGCAAGCATGACAAAAAATGTACAAGTTATGACTGAATCTGAATTGCATTCCTTAAATACAAGAGTGCAAGAGGAGGCAAAACTAAGCATTAATGAACTCTTTACCGCCTATAACAACAGCAATATTACTTACATGAATATTGGCAAAGACTTTAACAAATTCATTGCGCATCTTGCAGAAGCAGAAAAAGAAGGTTTGCTCTCCTATTACGCAGAAGATTTTGTAGAAATGTACTACAACTAAGAATCTTTACTAAGCCCTCGGTCGGAGGGCTTGAATAAGGGTTCTACCCTAGCCGAAAGGCAACGCTCTTTAACAATTTGATAAAACTCTACTTGCGAACAGTTAGGCAACGGCAGTGATCGTGAAGCATAGCGCAAGTAGATGACAATCGGAAAGACGATAACTACGGCACTGATACGCCGACTAGCAAAAGTACAGTTGCAGCTAAATTAGTCAGTTTAGCGATAGATACGAAACCGAGCTATAACACTGCTAGAAGTGATGCTCAACATATTTAAAGGATAAATAGCTTATTAATGACAAATAAGTGAAGTTATCAACTCCGACCTTGCGCTATTGGGTCACGAAATAAAAATAGCGCACCTCAAAGCGTTCTGGCGAAGAATAAAGCGAAGATAGCCGTGAGACGAACAAAAGAGCGTTTTGAGGTGGAAACACCGTAATTTGACATTTATATCCGATAATCATACCGCCATTCACGGTGGCGGTATTTATCAGAAAGCGCACTAGAGGTACTCCGTTATTGTCGTTGTCAAAGTGCTTGTAAAAACTCCTTTAGTGCGCTTTCTAATGAATGGTTATGGATTGTCGTTCATTGTTTTAAATGCGTATGTATGTAAGTTGAATAAGGAGGATGGTATGTAAATCATTTATCTCTGTTTTGATTGATTTGTAAGTTCCCCTTGCCTGTTTGGGTAAAACAGGCTCTCTTTAAAACCGCTCTAGAGTCTCCACTCGGGTTCTTTCTTGTTTGCACTCTGCCCGAGTTAGAGCGGTTCTAAATGGCAAGTTGATCGGCTGAAACTTTAAAACGACCGATATTCATTTCCTTAGGTAAGACCTCCTCGCCCCTCTCTAGTTATTGGATTGGGGCTTTTTTTTAACAAAACTTATCCCTCCGAGGACAATACTATGAGTAATTTATCAATCTCCCTCCTAGCTATCGGCGCTGTGATGCTACTCGGAGGGCAAATCGCAACAACCAAAGATTTAGACGGCAAAGAATTAGTCGATTCAATTCATTGCCAACAGAAAGGTGGGCAAATGCAGTGGGTTGAAAACGGTTCGTTTTTCGTAAAAACACTCAAATGCCAATATCCACAAACAACACCAATCGAATTTGTAAATAACTAAGGACTTAATAATGGCTATTGATGACTGGAATTTATATCCGCAGAAACGACCGATTAAAAGCGGCAACTATCTTGTAGTTGTGACCATCAAGAACGAATCACTTGGTATAAACCGACTCGTAACGCTTAGTAATTATGACGCAATGAAGCATGAATTTGATTTTGATGCTCGAATGAAAGAACGTGAGAGTGCTGAACGTGTTTATGCTTGGGTTCACTATAAAGAACCACCTCCGCCACCAACACTTAAAACGCCAAAAGGGAAAAAACATGAAAGCTAAAAATACTCTGCTGCAACTAATCGAAGCACGAAAAGAACTTGATCGCCAGTTTAAATATGTCGAGAAATTACAGATTGACGCTGTGCCTACAATTTCACCGGTAAAAATTGGCGATCTTGTGTCGTTTGGCAAGAGCGAAATCAAAGTATTCAATATTGCTATTAACCGAATTTTGCCAGACGGCGTAGAGTTTAAGATTTACGGTCATGTCAAAAAGATGGACGGCACATTCGGCAAGCATCATAGATGCGTTTATCAAACGCTGAAGTTGAATGATCTTAACTAATCCAACATTAAAAGGTAAAAAAATGCAATCTACACAAGAAATTTTAAACGAACGCCAAGCACAGCACGGTAGCTATGAGAGCTTTTGCGAAATCTACGGCGGTTTACGAAAAGTAAGTGACAAGCACGCTGAAAAATTAACTTGGCAACAACAAACAGCCGTTGAAATGATGCTATTCAAAATTGCCAGAATTTTAAATAACGGAGCAAATCATCAAGATAACTGGCAAGATATTGCCGGCTATGCAATGTTAGGCGGAAAACTAGTTGAACCTGCAGTTACTGAAATTACAGGTCCGACACTCAACACCAGAAATGACAACAAATAAACCGCTAACTAAGCGGTTTTTTATTAACTAAATTAACAACCAATCCACATGGAGAAACAACATGAGCAACTTAACCCCATTTGATCAAACATTATCTAAACTTAACCGTGGAGAACTTAACGATGAATTAACAGATGTACTCGCTGAAGTCGTCAAAGCCGTCCGCACAACTCGTAAACAAGGTTCAATTACACTAACTCTGAATGTTGCGATGTTGAATACTCGTACCGAAGATTCAATAAAAATCACACCAAAAGTCAGCCGTAAAGTCCCTGAACTTGATCGTGAAGAAAGCATTGTCTTCTCAACAGCAAGCGGCGATGTGTTATTTGATGACCCAAATCAGCTCAAAATGGAATTAAAAGCCGTTGAAGACAAACCAAAAGGCAGCTTAAAAGTTTTAGCAACTGCCGCAGCATAATCATTACTTAACTAACTTTATATAAGAAGGATCCTATTATATGGAAAAAATTATCAAAGAAATCGCAAGCCTAGCTTCAAATGGTTTGAATGTTGGCGAATTAGCAGGTACACCGGCAATTCTTACCCGTGATGATTTTGAAATCAAATCATTAGAACATTTACAACCAACACCAAATCGTATTCGCCAAGCGGTTACGGTCTCCACTTCGCAATCTCTTATTGATTACACCAATAAATTCAAAATTGCCGGTACAGCTATTTTTTGCGACTTGGATTCACTGAACGTAAAAACTATCTTTGATTACCACGCAAATCCGCAAGCAGCCCGTTGGGGTGACCATACAGCAAGCTACACTTGCCCGCACTCGAAAGACTGGAAGGCTTGGGCTGGTAAAAATAAAAGTGCAATGAGCCAAATTGAATTTGCGCAGTTCATTGAAAACAACATTCATTGCGTAGCAAGTGAAGGCAACGTAGTAAGCGGTACTGAATTGCTGGCGATGGTGCTTACCTTTGAAGAAACTCGTAAATCTGAGTTCAAGTCGGTACAACGTTTACAAGACGGCACAATGTCATTCGCATTCACAGATGAAAAAAGTGGTGGTGGTAAAACACGCTTGCCAGAAGAAATCATCTTAGGTTTGCAACCATTCCACAATGGCGACTACTACCAAATTAAGGCTCGCATTCGTTATCGTATTAAAGATGGTTTATTAACCTTATGGTATGAACTCATCAATCCTGAAAAAGTGATTGAAGATGCGTTTAATACAACGATTGAAAATCTGAAATCAAACATTCCTGATGTAGATTTTTACGAAGGCAATTTAGCGTAATCGTAAATTTTGACTGAAAACAGACCGCTTGTTCGAAAGTTCAAGCGGTTTTGTTTTATAGAGAATACAAAGAACATATTGATAGGCTTAAACAATAGGTAAATAGGTAAAACGATGGCAAGCAAAGGATTGAAGTTGTTTGATATAGGCGCATTACATGATAGCGGCTTAGACGATCCGTATCTTAGCGGAGTTGCTCTATTATTTGTTGACTGGCTTTATAAGCGCCCTTCAAAGCGATCGAGTTTCACAGAGTTTGTACGAACACAGAACAAAGAGCTCAATAATCGTAAATTTACATCGCGCGAAATTGAACAAATCCTTTTTCACTTAGAAAAAGTAGGTGCAATTATTATTGCAAATAAAAAACAAGTACCGCAACTTGCTGTTGTAGCATATAAGCATGGATACAAACAAAGTATTGATAACACAGCTCAGGAAATCAAAAATAAAGAGGAAAATGCAATGAAAGATGCAAAAAATTTAACCGCTAAAACACCAGAAGAATTAGAATTATTGGCTAAACAGTTATTAGAGATGTCTGAGGTAAGAAAAAAAGAAATTGCTAATGGCGATCAAATCAGAAAGCAACTCAATCCATTAATTTTAAATGTTTGTCAAGCTAAAGGAAAATATGACCGACTACTAGAACAAATGTTAGATGCATCCACTGAGCTTGACAATGCCGTGAAAGGACTAAAAGAAGCATTAAAATTTTAATGAAATCAGAAAAAGACCGCCTTAAACAAGCGGTCTTTTTTATGGGAAATACAATGGAAGCAAGAGTAAATATTCCAGCCTCAACTTTTAAACACTACATCGTCTCGTGGTTTAATGCAGTTTGGCTACTGATTTTCGTCCAGCGAGCCTAGCCATCAAATCAAGCTGGGCAATTCTTGATCCGCACACTCGGCAACAAATTATCGAGTTGTGCCGGAGATATGAATCTAACACAAGAAAAGACGAAATGAGCCACTTTTTGAGGTGGTGTCACGAAAATAGAGATGCCATGGAGGTCGATTATGATTAATCCTTTTAAGTTACGCAAACAACTCAAAAACTGGCAAATGCTTTACAGCAAACAAGCGGTAAAATTTATTGAATGCAAATGCAAGTTTGCAGAAGTCTTAGTCGAGAATGATCAGTTACGAGCTGAGATTAAAGCATTAAAAGAGCAAGCATACAGAGCAGAGATGATTGCAAGGCAGCAGTCTGCTTTGTTAGATATGGCTGAGAAACAAATTAAGAAATTGAGAGGTTAATATGATTTCGGAACAAGATAAGCAGGCTATTTTGAATGGCGCATTCGGAAAAACAAGAGATGGCAGAAAAGCCAAGTTTATCGATAGACGCCCTGATGGTTGTCCTGTTTTTGCGATCATAAAAGGGGAGTGCTTATCTGAATGTAAGTTAGAAATGTACACTACATCGTTTAAAATCTACTCTAATAAAGAAACTAACTCAGATATTATTGGTTTATGGCAAGACAAACCTGAACCTTTCGATTTGGAACAAGCTTTAGCAGGTAATCCTTTAATTGACCTACACAATAATGAAAAATGTTGGTTGTACAAAAGCCATAACAATGGGAAATTGATTATTGAGTATGAAAACGAGTATGACGGAGATTCTGACTTACCTAAAATAAGTTTTATATCTGAAGAAAATAATTTAACTGATTGTTTTGGAATGTGGAAAGACCCTGAACTGCAGTTATCAAGTAATAGTTTACAACTGCCCAAGCCAGTAACAGAACCTTTACCATCCTATGCTGAGATTTATTATTTAAATATTGAGAATTGCAAGTATGTGATTAATCAAATTTTTTATAAAGACATTGAATTCATCGGCAAACTTCTCGAAAACCGCATGTTGTACCGTACCAAAGAAGAAGTAATCCAAGTCATCGAAGCAATCACAGGTAAACCATACGAAGACCGCTAGAAATAGCGGTTTTGTTGTTTTTGAAGAGGGTAAGCAAATGAATACCAACAAATGGAAGTCATTATTTTTCCTATTGAGCGGCGTGTTTACGTCAACTTTATATTTCATCGGCTTAAATGCGGGCGTTTTCGGCGCCCAAGTAATGTCAGTGCTATTAGTAATGGCGCTAACTTGTTGGGCAATTTTGGCGGATTAGACTATGACCCGTTGAGCAATGCAATCCGAATTAATGGAGAAAATAAAATGATAAAAGCCAACAATTTCGTGAACATCCTGAACGCCACCACTAACATAGCAAATGCCTTGGGGCATGGCGGTAAGTTGTTTGTTAAGTCTTACGAGTTCCCCGATGGCGAATTAACAATAGTATTAACAACCGAAGACGGAAAAGAATTAACTTTTAAAGTCAAAGTGAAAAATAAGGAAGAAGAAATGCAACAGAACACTATTAATCAAATCGAAAACTGGTTTAAAACCGCAGTGCCAAATCCAACAATTGATAATCAGCGGGTTCAGCTAGGCTGCCATTTCGAAGAAGTAACAGAAATGCTTGAGGCTTTGGGGTTGTTTGAAGGATTGTTCTGTGCCGGCGATAAACTTTTTGAATTAGCCGCACATTTGAGAGAATTTGACAATAACAATAAGTTTATTGAGCATTTAAGTGCGAAAGAAAAAATTGAATTGCTAGACGCACTTTGTGACCAAATTGTGACCGCTATCGGCGTAGCTTATATGTTCGGATTTGATATTCAGGGAGCATTGGAAGAAGTAGCCAACAGCAATGACAGCAAGTTTGAAGATGGTAAACCGGTGTTTAACGAACACGGCAAAATCGCAAAAGGTAAGAATTATTTCAAGCCTGAGCTTAGTAAGTTTATTAAATCGGAGGATTTGGAAAATGGCTAAAAAATATTTTTCTGTGGATGTTTCGAATGATATACATGTAGTAGAACTACATGAAACTTTAGAACAAGCTAAACAGAAATGTTTAGATTCTGCAAAATCAGCTTACGATTTTGCATCGGACACGGATGACTTCATTAATTTCGAAGGGCATGATTTACCTTGCGCAGTTTATGGTGTCGTCTTAGGTAAAGCAGAGTCAGGAACACGACCTCTTACAGAAGAGGAGGTGGAATCAGGGTATTATGACGGATATGATTATATCATCGAACAACCAAAACTAGTGGAAGTAAATAATTGGATTAGCGTTAAAGATGAATTGCCCGATGAAGATATTGATGTATTAATTTATGGTTATAAACGCAGTGAGTTTAGACTTATTTCAATTTCATTTTATTCCGAAGGCAAATTTAATCGACCTGATAGCTTTACCGTTACTCATTGGCAGCCACTTCCACAACCACCAAGAGATTAACCTAGACGCACTTTTATAGTGCGCTTTTTATTTAAGGATGAACTAATGATTGTTTGGGCTTTATTCGACAGTGGAAACGGCTGCTATACTCAAGCTGCAATGCAATGCAATGCAATGCCAGGCTACTCTATTGAGATTTATCCGATTGGCATTGATATTGAGAGTAAAAATAGTCATTTTATTAATCTTAATTTAGCTGATTATGGAAGAATGTTTGGCGACAACACGCTGTTTGATACGCTTGATAAACTACCGCAACCTGATTTAATAATCGCTAGCCCACCCTGTGAAAGTTGGTCGGTGGCAAGTGCAATGTGGGGAGGAAATGCAAGCTGGAAACAAGAGACTAGCAATGATCGTAAATTATCAAAATTCACAATCCGAAATAGCGTCGATTATGAATTACCTCACGTCCAGTTTAAGTATGAGCGATCATTTTTAAATCGCATTAACGGCGAATTGTGTATCTACAACACAATTGAGATTATCAAACGATACCAACCGTCCGTCTATGTAATTGAGAATCCGGCAAGTAGCAGAATTTGGCATTACATCGCCGACATTTTGAATTTTAAAATCCCGTTTGATAATTTGACTTATTACAACAACTACGGATACAAACTCCGCAAGCCGACTAGATTTAAAAGTAACATTAACTTAAATCTACGTTGTGATAAATCTATCAAAGCTGATAAAGATTGGGGAGAGTTTTCGAAAAGTTACAATGAGAGGTCAAATATACCGATACCACTTATCTTAGACATTTATGCTAATGTCGAAAAAGCACTTAAATCAAACATTCAAAGCCTGTCGCAAGATGGGCTTTTTTATGGGTAAATTTTATGGCGAAAGAAAAAAAGAAACGAAATAAAAAGCACGATCCGAACGGTTGGGCTAAAAAGAAATGTAAAGTTGCAATGGACGGATCTTATTTTATGTCATTTCAAGCTATGGGAAGAGATGGTGAATTCTTCGTGTACAACAACCGATATTTGCCAATAAATTCTAAAGGCAGCGAGCAAGCATTCCACGAATTTTTCATCACGCCGCACGCTTGGACGATTACCGCCGGTGTGGTTTGTCGTGATCAGTTCGGTTACGAATATCAGAAATTCAGTTCACAAACCGCCAACAACCACTTTATTTATCACGATCCGGAAATTCAGCAATGGATTTTAGATTTTACCGCCGACCGAATTAACGAAGTGAACAAAGAGCATATTGTATCCTCGTTCTTTATTATGAATCCGAGTGGTTATCAATTCAACCAAAACGAACTCAGCCGAATGTATCGATGGGCGAAAATCTACGACAAGTCAAAATATCTCACTCGATATGAATGCCAACAAATCGGCAAGCGAATAGATGACTTTTTATTACAGCATCCGCTTTCGGAAAAGCTCGAAAATCATATCGTCAGAAAACTTACAGACGCCGGTTTCGATTCCTGGATGAAAATCTACACCGCTGAAATTGATTGCTTGAAGTCGATTAAAGGAATCGGCGAAAAACGAGAAAAACAAATCATCGGCGCACTTGTTGAGTTGTTCAAATCTGATGATGTGATACTTGATTTAACTACGCAATACTCAAAGCAGAACGTTAGAGTTCATCAAGCTAAGCGAGATATTGAGCGACAATTCGCCGACTCGGAAGCAGTTTATCAAATGTATTTAGAAATGAAAGCAAGCCGGAAATAATCCGGCTTTTTATGGAGTAAAAATGGAACAAACTCTATCTTTACAAGATGTTGCCGTACTACTAAATCTAAGTTATAGAACTGTTTATAACAATAGATTTCGTTGGGGCGCATTTAAAATGCAAGGATCGAGAGTGTGGAGAATTTATCGCTCCGATCTTGAAAAACATAAACAACATGTCGATAATGATTTACAGGTTATCTCTGTAGGTCGAAAGAAGGATAATTTATGTCGATCTACAAACGAAAAGACAGCGCAATCTGGTGGGTTGATGTTGTTACGCCAAGCGGAAGCAGAATTAGACGCTCTTCTAAAACGGCAATAAAAAAACAGGCTCAAGAATTTCATGACAAATTAAAATCCCAATTATGGGATGTCGAAATTCTGAATAGATCACCTGACCGATACTTTGAGGAAGCATTATTGCTCTTTCTGAAAGATGGTCAGGGTCAAAAACGATTTGATAGCAAACAGGCGCACGCACAATATTTTAGAGAACGTTTTCAGGGACGAACTCTTAAATCTTTAACAAGTGAGGAGCTTATTAACGCTATTCCAACGTTTTGCCAACGGCGAAATAAGCCACTTTCGCCGGCAACGCAAAATAGATACCGTTCCAGTCTGCTGAGAATATTTTCGCTTGCACATAAAGCGGGATGGGTTGAAAAAATCCCTTTTATTATGCGAAAAAACGAACCAAAAGTTAGGGTTAGCTGGTTGGAAAAATCTCAAGCAGCAGAATTAATTAATTCTCTAAATCTCGAATGGATGCGTAACGTCTGTACATTTGCACTGCTTACTGGCGCACGCATGAGTGAGATTCTAACTTTAACTTGGGATAAGGTCAATTTTGCAAAAAATTTAGCGATTGTCACTAATGATAAAGCTAAATCCGGCAAAGCAAGATCGCTACCATTGAACAACAAAGCTATTGAGTTATTACAGAAAATCAAGGCTAAGTCAAAGTCTAAATACGTATTCGTGAGATGCTCCACGGGACACGCTATCGGAGATATTGATAGACGTGACTTTAGGCAGGCGTGTGAAAAAATAGGTATGCCATCATTTCACTTTCACGATCTCCGCCATACTTGGGCAAGTTGGCACGTACAAGCCGGCACACCATTATTCACATTAAAAGAAATGGGAGGCTGGGAGACCCTTGAAATGGTAAGAAAGTATGCTCACTTGAACGCTAATCACATGTTGGACTACGCAAATCACGTCACGTTTACGTCACAGTAG